CGTTCTCTTCAGCTTGTGCTCTAACTTGTAGCTCCTTCTCCTTGAGCTGTACCAACGGATCTGGTCCGGGAGCCGTGAGCTGTCCACTTAGTTGCTTGAGCTGTGACATGCCTTCGGCTATCAACTGTGCAATCCTCGCCTCTAGCTCTAAACTCTGCATTTCCTGCATAGGTTGACCGCCCGTAGCCGCCATCATCTCTTGCATAGCACGCTCCTTGGCGCCAATCTTTACATGCTCCATTATATGTTTCTGTAATGCTACAGCTATCTGCGGAGTTCCTGCAACAAGCGGTGTTGATCCAAAAACCATGTGAGACATGATATGCGCTTCATGTTCCTGACCTTCAAAAGCAACCAGCTTTATCTGGTCCAGTGCATCTATGTTCTCCTGAGCCGGATCTTTCGGGGTAGGCTCAGGCTCAGGAGTTCTTCTCAATATTCTGTCAATATCTCTTACACCTAAAGCCTCATACATATCCCTGAATACTTCGTACATGTTGTGCATGTCGGGTGCCGCTGTTGCAAGCTGCATCTTGGTTTGAGCCAAAGATATTCTCTGCGCCTGACTAAATATGTTTGGATTAGATACAGGAAGTACATCAACCCTGTCGTCGAAGTCCTGTCTTTTAATCGTGCCATCTACACCCGTAATACTATACGGATATTCGTCTGGTAAAAAGTCAGCCATCACCTTAGATAGCAACTTAAACTCTAACTTCATCGCATAATGCAATCTTTTATGTACAGCTGACATGACCCGTGAGCCCTGTTCCAACATAGCAATAGTTGTACCTACCGCTGCCTGCTGGTTGCCATCTCCTACTTTCATATCAGTAATGGTCGCGAATCGCCGTCCTGCATCAACTACAAAGCCTAACAACGCCATCAAAGTCTGGTCCGGTCCCTTGAACGGCAGCGACATCAAGCTCGATCTTATGTCCCCGCCCGGTGCATCAACGTCTCTGAACTCACCCGGCTGTAGCGGCTCATCGTCATCCCTGGACCGTAGTCCGCGGGCCTTGAAGCCAGCTGGTAAATTAGATAACGTACCTGCATCAATCAGTTGTCTTAGTGCAGCTGTCGCAGTTCTTGATAAACCACCAATAGTATGTATTAATCCTAATCCATAGAACCCAAAACCCGGTAAGAACTTATAGTGTACAAAATACTGTATCTTTTTCTTGTCTTCGTCATCTTCATTATAGTTTCTACGAATCGAAAGAACCTGTCCGTTATCCTGTGATATTGTCACAATATACGGTACCTTAATGCCTGTTGGCTCACCGTCCTCGCCCATCTCCTCAAAACCTTCAAGGTCAAGATCAACATGACACTCAAGTAAAGTACAGTCGTAATCTATGTTTGATGGATACATACCATCAATACGCTCTAATTCTTCTTGTACAGAGTTACTGTCTCCCTGCGCCGGTATTACAGGTATGTCCCTGTAAAAGCCCGATAATTGTCTCTTACGCAAGTCATTCAAGCTCATTTTGACTACATGAGTTATGTTGGGGCATGTTTCCAAGTCAGATGTGCTGTATGGTACAATTAGGTTCTCAGCTGGTACAAACTTACTTACAGCTCGTCCCAAGTTCTCATCATAGTAAACTTTTTTGAATGTTGACCCTGCTAGTGGCAAATAGAACAACATTTGGTCAAACTCTGGTGTATATTCCTCCATGACAGAAGAAATGTAGTAATTCATAAACTCTTTTACACGCTGCGCCTGATCTTCTTTCTCAGGTGTGCTGGACCCTAATACCTGTGTTCTGACTGGACCACCCGGTGGCAGCAACTCGTTGAAGGCTTGTGCCTGAAACTGCGTGGCTGATTCAGCGAGTAAAGGGTGTGTGACACCGCTTGCTCCTCTGAAGGGCTGTGCTCGCTCCTCGTAATTAAATCCCAAGAGCTCCAAACCGTTAGCGAAAGCATCTTCCCACTCCTGTCTACTTGACTTGTTTTCTTCAAACTCACCCGTTAATTCACCAGAGATCCTACCAAGTTCCGCATCCGATAGCTGCTCTGCTAAGTTGTCTCCAAATTCACCTTCCGGTCCACCCACATTCGGGTCAAAATCCACAACTACGCCACCATCGTCCTCAAGTGTAATGTCCACTTCAGGTGACATAAGCTCTGGGTCCAAAGTATCCGGAAGCTCAATGTCTACTTCTGCCAGTAACTCAGTCTCATCAACCTGAGACGGCACTTTGTCCATGATGCTTGCTATCGGTTCTCTTGCCATTTAGATCTCCTTTTGAAAATCATAACCTATTTCTGTACATATTAACAGCTTTATCCTTTAAGCCTATTACGCCGCCTTCGGCTTTGTTTTCTTCGGCTTGTCTTTTTTTTCTCGCTTTTCTTAAAAATTTATCCCGTTCTGTCATGACATCAATATAGCTCATATCTGGAGTAACATCAGTGTATGTTTTTTCATAAGGTCTTACCGGGTCAGCAAACTGTTGTGGAAAAAGATCTGAGTAACCTCTTATCGATGCTCCAGCCGGTGCCGCCTTAGACATTTCTAACGCAAATTCTTTTGTGCCGGGCTCGTTTAACATAATCATGTTTAAAGTATCGTATATTTGTTTTAATTCATTTAAATTAAAATTTTCTTCAACATAAACTTTGTCCCTGTCAAACAAGCCTTTTCCGGGATGTAGTATTTCCATATGTTTTTTAAATACTTCTTTACTTGAAGGCTCCAAGTACATTTCTGTAGATCTTCTAATTTCTTTTATTATGTCTTGTTTTTTATCCCTGTCTATGTATTTAGGGATGTTTTTTATATTACTTTCGGCTATTATTTTTTCACCCACTCTTGCATTTGGGTCGTTTATAATTTTTTCAGCTCGTACTAACTCCCTGTTAGCATAAATTGAACTGTTAGTAAGCATATTATCTAAGTAAGCTTTGTTGACTATGGCTTGTATGTACCTATGCTCTGCTCTACCCCTTTCAGTATCATCTCCAATGTTTTCATAATCTTTTGTGTCCAACATTTCTCGTAAAGACTTAATGTTTACATTTGGATCCTTTTTTAGTGTTTCTGCTCCTTTGTGCAAAACTTCGTGCATAATAAACATATCTGTTGGGCTTTGAAAGTAAGAGACTGCTGTGTCCATAGGCTCAATCACAACCATATTATCTAAGGGAAAGTACATTCCACTAGCAAGTCCTAGCCCTCTAAGCTTATCTGTCAAAGCATCCTTCTGTTCTTTTTCTGTCATATCTGTTGTTACAGTTGGGTAAATTTCAAGAAAATCAGATAAAGTCCTATTGTCTCTTAAACCGGCTTGCATTATTTTGTAAGCCAGTGGATCAAAACCAACTCTATTTATCAACTCCAAACCCATCTCCCTGTCTGCAAGATTTGAGAGAGCTTCTTTTTCTGTTTGAACCATTGGTATATCTTTTGGATAAGGACTGTTTTCAGCAACTATACGTTGCTCCTCAAATACGTTTCTTTCTGGTACAATCGGCTCTTCTTCAAAAAAACTACCTATGTAGTCCTTTACTGACTGTACTATGCCGCCATTCTCAAAATATTGTACAAAAGGTTCTATGCCCCGTGGGCCGCGGTTGATGTTGACTGCTTTGTCTTTCATACTAACGACGCCGCCTTCTTCCATCATAAAGTCCGGATCGTCAAACTTGTCAGGATCCTTCTTGGCAAACGGGCTTTGCAAAACCTTAGTGCTGCCTTTTGGTCTGTCTGTTAACATTATATATGACGTAGACGCTACATCTTCTACGTCGTTATAGTACGGAAGGTGTGTAAAACCGTCTTTTGCTAAATCTTTGCGAAACTCTCCTATAAACTTACGAAAGTCACCAAAAGGAAAGTTTGGTTTGTCACCGACTAAATGTTGCATAGTAAAGGTTTTTCCACGGTCATCGTTATACTTATCCAAAAGGTGGTCTGTTATCTCACTTTCTTGCCATTGTTTTGGATCTTGACTGTATTTGTAATTACCTTCAGGTAGATAAGGCTTACTTAAATCAGCTTTTAAAGGTATGGATCCGCCTAAAGTTTTTCTTGGTATAGGCAGTGAAAATTGACCAGAGCCTATTTTTTCATACCCTACATTACCGCTAACCTTCGGTAGTTCCATATATGATAGGGCAGTGTCATAATCAACACCCTTTTCTTTAGCTATACTTCTTCTTGTTTCTCTTCCACCAAAACCAAAAGTTAAATCCATAAATCTATCTTCAGCTGCTTTAGGGGTAGACCCCACATGTATACCAAGACCATCTAACGCAGCTGGGGCTTTGTCTGGATCAAATTTAGTAAAACCGGGATCGATGTTTTGCGAAAAATGATAAACAGGAGTATCTATTTTGCTAAAAGCCAGAGCTGACTTAACAGATTTTCTTTGATCTCCAATGCCCCTTCCGCCCGGTATTTCTGTTACATTCGCATCACCTGACGCAGCTCGTATTACATCCTTATAGTTCTTGCCGCCCTGAACCACAACCTTATCGTAGCCCTCTAAGGTATTCTTTATTCTGTCCATTTGGCCTGCGTCTTGTTTAAATTCACTTGCTCTGTTGGTATCCATCAACTGATCGTAATCTTTTATTTTAGTATCGGCTCTTATCAAACCATGCTTGGCTGACAAAATAGCTACGTCTACATTATCTGGCACACCCTGTTTTTTTAAACTTTGGAATATGGGCCCCAAGTAACGGTCAACTGCTTTCATGTCCCCAACGTCGGGACATTTTGTTGAGCTACAAGATAAAACTAAAAGTTGTCTACCTTTCTTAGTTTCTGGTGCAAACAAACTGCCTGATCCAAGATCTATGTCATCAGCTGCCTTAGTTCCGCCTTTGGGAGGCTCAAAATCTGTCATAGCCATGATAGAGCTGTCAGGACCTTCTGTAGCAAGCTTTGGCCCCATGTACGGAATAAAACCTTCAAGACCTTTTCTAGCCGCTTTCGCTGCGGGACCTACTATAGGTAAAGTTGCTGCGGTACCTAAAGTTACCAGACCCATGCCTTGAAGAGCCTCAAGTACATCATCGCTCTGCATCATTTGACCACCCTGCGATAAGATGCCGGGCAGCTCGTATGCAGCTATCGCTTCTCCTGTACCGGGCAAAAATGACGCTGCGTCATACAAATCCTGTGCAGAAGTGCCTTTTTTATCTTTAGCCTCTAGTCTTGAAAGTACATCTCTGTAATTTTGCTGAGGATCAGCCATTTACACCTCAATAATAAGCCCTTACCTGTGCCGACCCATCGCTCTCTTCCCAATCATCTGAAGGTAGCTGTACAAAATTACCCTGACGATACCGCATGAGAGCCTGTGTCATGCTATCAACAAGGTCATCATACTCTCCATTTGGAAAAGCTGCAACCTCTTCTATCATTTCATCAGCAAAAGCCTCATCGGGGGCCCAAACCATACCCGCTTCAAATAAAGGCGATACTGCATGTACTCTGGATACCTTATCGTTACCTTTACTCGGTGTAAAGTTAACCACCGGTATGCCCATGTTTCGTAATTCGTGGGTCAAAGGCATACCAGAAGCCTTCGCTTCTATGATAACTGTCTCTGGGTCCCAATAATTATACTGATCCAGCGCCAACTCCTTCAACTCTGGAAAGTCCCAGCGTCCTTTTTTACTATCAAGCAGTATCAAAGCCGGTGGTCCACCCTCTTCTTCTGGATAAAACACACCCCATGTCGTTATCGCACTGTAATCAGCTGTTTCTCGCTTCGAGAAGGCCGTATCGTAGCTCTGAATGACATATTGTAGGTTAGGAACTGCTGTTTTCTCCCATTTTTGCCACCATTCTCGCTTAATTATTGCATTTTCTTCACCCGTGGGCCGTTGTTGGTACTGCGCGTTCCATTTACTGGGCGGTATCGACGCTTTCACAGCTGTTAAATCGTCCAAGCTCCAATATTCTGGCCAACAGGGCTGTCCGCTATCAAAAATGGCAGGTAGTTCTACTATCTCCCACTGGTCGGCAAGCTTATCTTTAGCCATAGAACGCATCAACTGCCCCGTCAAATCCTTTTCGGACCACCTTGTCTGCACCAAAACGATACTGCCACCCGGCTGGAGCCTCTGTCGGGGGCCCCCAGTGTACCAATCCCACGCATCTTCAAAACCGTTGTTACTCATCGCGGTCTGTTCCGAGTGTGGATCGTCGATTATGACAAGATCACCACCTCGACCAGCTAAGTTTGACCCAACACCGACCGCATAATACATGCCGCCCTTGTTCGTGTCCCATCTTCCAGACGCTTTACTGTCTGCTGCTAACTTCACATCAGGGAAAACTTCACGGAACTCTTCCGTGTCCAAAAGGTTTTTGACCTTACGACCAAAATTTACTGCGAGCTCTGTTGTGTGTGTTGCCTGAATGATCTTCATGTTTGGATTTTTGCCCATCATCCACGCCGGGAACAAAAAGGATGCGAACTCTGACTTAGTGTGACGAGGTGCCATATTGATGATTAGACGTTTTAGTTCTCCAGTCGCTACCCGTTCTAACTTCTCTGCTATGATCTCGTGGTGTCTGCCCTGTATGAAGCTTGGCCAGATGGTTTTTACAAAAGATAAAAATTGATTTTGACAAGTTTCATTCTTCTCTAATTGAGCTAATCTTAGTTCTAGTTTTAATCGTCTTTCGTCGTGTGATGTAACTTCCATTTAGGGGCCCCTAACAGTATCTTATTGTATGCGATTTATGGCTTATTATACTATAGTTAATCTTTATTTCAAATTTTATGTAATTGTTTGTGAAAAACTTGGCACATGCCTGCGTGCACAACGGCCGTGGCACTCGATTCGTTTTTCTTGTCAACTGTTTTTTTTTGCAATTTTTTAGCCTCAATTTTGGAAGGATCCTAAACAATTTTTATTAATTTTTTTTAATTCCTTCTGGAATAAATTTATTAATTTACGCGTTTGGATTCGTGGATCAGGTACCAGCTGGTCGGGGTGGCGGGTCAAGAATCACGGTTCACGGATCACGGTAAATTTAAAATTAGCCAAGGCTAAAAAAGTTTAAGCAGCATCTAATAAAGTTAGATTCATTAATACTTTAACGCGGATCCTCGGCGGGCTGGTGCTGGATCCGTGCGTTTCGGATCCGTCCGGACGTCCAGCGGTGCCGTATTTAACTATTTTAAACCGTGATAATTTAAACCAGATAAATTGAAGTTATCTAGTAAACAGCCCGGCGGTTTTTTGTCAGCTGTTTTGACTGACTCACCCGGTCAATTAATGGATAAGTTCACGGTTAAAAATTTAAATTGTTAAGGTTTCCGCGGGTTTGAGGGCTAAAAAAAAGAGCAGCTGTTTTGACGTCGTTAAAGTGAAAAAAGCCCCATAAATGGGGCTTAAATCGAGCTGAATAATTTATTAATGCGGGTAGGCAATTAATAAAATTAAAATAGCAAATAAAATTATTACTGGAAAAAAAAGTAGTTCAGTAATTAAAATAAAAATCTTCCTAAGTTTTAAATATTGTTTCATCATTTTATTTCAGATTCCTCCCATGTATTGCCATTAAAAATGCTGGGCGAGTCACTCCCGCCGATCAATAAATACTCCTGATCGGGTTGCGGTTTGTCCTCGTATTCATCGCGTAAATGATCCCATTGCTCAGGGCTTATCATGCAAAGTAAAGACTCATAATCTCCGCTAAAAATTTTATAATCGGTATAACCTCCGCGGACGTCGGCGCCATTGTGAATTGATAAAGCTATAATATTATCTTCATAAAAGTCACCAGCATAAACGAATTGAATAACCTGAGATAAACAAGAATCGCAATTATAAGAATTAAAAACCCCAATATCTTTTTTAAATCCGTAAATAATATTTAAAAACTTTTCGGCGTATTCAGTGTTATTTCTATAAACTTTAGAATCGTCCATAAATTTATTAAAATTTTCTGTTTGCTCTTCTTCATATTCTAAATGTTCATTTAAGAATGGAAAAATGTTTAAAGTTATTTCGTCAAAAGTTGGATCATAAATAACTAATTCTTGATTTTTAAAATCTTGAATAGTTTTTATTTGATTCCTTTGCCAGTGCCTCCCAGTTGCACCGCCTGAATCCAAAAAGTGAGTCCCCGTGGATTCTGTTAGCATTTCATAAATTGCTTGCTCGGTTGTTTTATCCATTTTTTTACTCCTATAAAATTAAAAATGTGATTTATCCCATATATTAATAA